ATGAACATTACTGCAGCCCGTACAGCATCGATCCCACCGACCATAGCGAGAGTGAGAAACGATACCAACACGTTTAGTTTGACTAACGTGTCGAGATTTGTCTCTTTCTCTGATCGTCGTTCTTCCCTCGACATCAACCATTGAGCAAACCGTTCAATACGAGTTGCAGTTTTCACTTCTTCAATTGGTTTATCTTGGGTCATCTTGTGATCTCTCCTTGATTAGTTGAAGTACGGATTCGTTATCATTCAATTCCTTGGCTTCTAAAATTACCAAGTAATTGGCAGGGCCATTCGTGCTTAGGTTTGAAATCCATAGATCTTGGACAATTACATGATCCGGGTCAATAATAGCCCTACTTTGTTGACGAGTGGTTGCGGTGGTTGTTTCTCGAGCCCAACCAATTTGGCGGTTGTCACTTGCATCCATTTCCGCGGTAACTGTACCACTTAGGGAAAGGATGCAATCCACGTCATCACCACTTGCTTGAGAGATGGTCCAAACATAAAACTCCTTGACGACCATACCATGAGTTAATCGTCCGTCGTTGAGAATTAAACGCTTGGTTGCGTTTAGATCTACACGCCCTCTTAAAGTGTGTACCTTCATTTCTTCGCCTCCTTATGGGCTGCTCGGACAGCAGCCTTGAAACCGTTCTTCTTCCACTCGCCGTTCTTCTTCTTGTACTTCTTCGAGACACGCTTGAATGCTGCCTTGTACTTTCGATTGTACGCAGATACCTTACGTTTCTTTGTAGGTTCTTTTGCCGCAGCAACAGCACCCGTAGTTGTACCTTCGACAAAGCCTTGAACGAGTTCGGGAGGCAATCCGGTGGCTTTGGCAACAGGTACGAGCAGAGCGTCTGCAATAGCACGTAGGCGTAAAGCAAGTCGCAGATCTTCATCAGTAGGCAGGTGAATCACCTCACTGTTGGGAGAGGGCGAGTGCCATTGCTGCAGACTGGGATAGAGTTTCGACGGTGCATTCTAAGACGACTGACACTTGATCGCAAACTGCTGCAGTTGCTGAGTCAGTTCCGATGTATATTTGCTCAACTGCAACAAGGTAGCCATTGCGGAACATCTCTGGCGAAATGTCAACCCGATCAGTAACCGATGTGTTGTTTTGAGCCCCAGTTCCTACCATGAGTTTACCCGAAGAGATAAGGCTTCGGTCTGTAGCGTCAACCATAGTTGATTGTGATTGAGTGGTAAGTTGATAGGCAGTCATAGCGTTATCGTTGTTACCTGCTGCAGGTAATTGAGTAGGAGATCCATATTGAACGGAAACACCGTGTATTCTCAGCACACTCTTACCGAGTGCATCCACGTAAGCACCAAGGTCAATTGAGTTTTGTGCATAGTTAAGCCCATTGGTTGATACTTTCGCTCGGATAAAGAACGAGTCTGATTTAGCCATACAACTGCCAGTCCTCGACGGTGTATAAAGTAAACCGCTTGTGCAGTCCCCTGCAATCTGCAGCCCATCTTTGCGAGCGAAGCGAGTCAATCGGACAAACCACCCGTCCCCGACCTCCACCCCTATCAAAATAGCCCCCCCTATATTATTCTGCTCAAGGCTTTTTTTTCGGAGATATTAAATAACATTATTATTTAGCGTAAATCATGGCGAACCAATACTCCATAACCGTGAGCAACAGGGCTGATGCTGTCCTAAAACTTCTGAAGGAAAATAATTACAAGACTTCTCAGTGCATATCCGCGCTCATCGAGACTCTAGGATATGAAGCGACTGTACGTCTTGTGACATATCAACGTCGGATCACCAAGCTAGAAGAGGAAGATGAGTGATATGTACATCAAAGAATCATACGTTTACACATTACCTGCAGATATGGATGACCCTGATGGCCCTACACGTTGGGTTGGATGCAGCAGCGGTGATTGTGGCTACGAGCGGTGCCAAGACGATTCAAGTTACATGATCCGAATGAAGCCGGTCTTGTTGCGAATGTTCAAAGTTAATGGTCGACAAGTCTGTGAGGGTTGTCTGAAGGAATGGCGAGCAGAAATATCGGAGTTGATTGAATGACGCACGAACCGTGGCCATGCTGCATGTGCGGTACTACGTCTAATCTATTCAGTTATGGGAATCCTTGGGGAGACATCCACATTGTATGCCATTCATGCTTTCCAAAGTTGGAAGCACACTTTAGATCGGATTAGAAATACGGGATGAACATTACTGCAGCCCGTACAGCATCGATCCCACCGACCATAGCGAGAGTGAGAAACGATACCAACACGTTTAGTTTGACTAACGTGTCGAGATTTGTCTCTTTCTCTGATCGTCGTTCT